GTTTGCGCCCGCAAAAATGGCGTTGCAGAAATATATACTTCGTATATATTTTTTGCGTCTTGCGACGTCATCGGGGAGAGGCAGGCGGGCTAAAGCTCCCGCCCGCCGCCTCCCTCTCCCGACCAATGCCGAATAGGTTTTTGAAATTAGATAAACTTTAGCGAGGTAAAAAATGTGGAAAACAAAATCTTTTTGGACGGCGTCTGTCCGGTCTGTGGACGCCATTGTGGAAACGGAGGACACGGTATGACGCTCCGGTGCCCGTGCGGCTGGACCGGGGAGTTTTCCGGGAAGGACCAGGAAATCCTGATGGAGTTCATCCGCTGTTCCCAGGAGCGGGAGAGGAAGGCCGAAAATGCGGATTGAATGCTTCCTCCCTATGCTCCCCCCCACCGCCACCCACCAGGAGAAGCAGGTGCGGGTGGTCAATGGAAAACCCGTCTTCTACGACCCGCCGGCGGTCCGGGACGCCCGGGCGAAGCTCACCGCCCACCTGAGCGCCCACAGGCCGGAGAAGCCCATGCGTGGCGCGGTGCGGCTGGTAGTCAAGTGGTGCTTCCCCAGAGGACAGCACGCCGACGGAGCGTACCGGATCACCAAGCCCGATACGGACAACCTCCAGAAGCTCCTCAAGGACTGCATGACCCGGGTGGGGTTCTGGAGGGACGACGCCCAGGTGGCCTCTGAGGTCTGCGAGAAATTCTGGGCCGAGGTCCCAGGCATCTACATCCGCGCCGAGGAGGTGGGCCCGTGAACGAGCAGTGGGATTTTCCCTTCGAGCGGGAGGCCGCGCAGAACATCCTGCCGCCGGACCTCTCCCTCTCGGACCAGATGGCCTACAGCGCCCTTCGGAACATCTATCGGGCGTTCCGGGCCGGGGATATCGGTCGGGACCGGGCCGGGGAGGAGAAGCGGCGTCTGCGCCGTGCCTGGGAGCAGGCCAAGGAGGCCGAAGCCCTGGAGAAGAGACTCCTGGACTACCATGTGCGGCTCATCCGGGGCGCGGAGCTGGCCATCATCAGGTGCAGGAAGGATCCGACGGCGGAGAACGCCCTGTACCTGTGCAATGTGCTGGATGGGTTCGAGAGGCCGGAGGTGGGCACATGGTCATGACCAATGAGGAGATCGTCCGGGACTACCTCCAGGCCCGGAACAAGAGCAAACAGATCAGGATTTTGGCGGACCTGAACCAGACCACCAAGGCGGAAATCAGGCAGATTCTCGCGTCGGAGGGCGCAGAGGCCGTAGAGGCAAATAAACGGCCTTTAAAGCCCCTTAATCCTAAGATGAAGAATGACACGGTGGAGAAGCTGGAGGCCCCCAAAACAGAAATCTATGGCCAAATAGAGGCTATCCTCGCAGAACTGCCGGAGGATATGGGCGTCAAAGCCCGCTAGGCCGCCGGGAAGATGCTGGCGGAGATGTTCGCGGAGTACCTGAAGATGCGGCTGAGGCTGGAAGACGAAGGAGGGACGGCATGAAAAAGAACGGATATCTCCAGCGCATGGAGCGCAAAAACGAGGGCAAATATCGGCAGGCGTTCCTGGGGAAGATGGACACGCTCCAGCAGAAGTGCGTGGACGCGGCATTCCTGGCGGCGGCGGACGTGTTTGAGATAGGTCCCGGGCGCTGTGAGAAGTTCGGCACGGCTATGATGGACTATCTGCACGAGATGGCCCGCCTCATGGTCGAGGACGCCCGGGACGACCCGGGCATGGTCTACACCAAGGAGGCGGTGGACCGCAGGCTCAGGAAAATCTGCGGGGAGAAGTTTGAGCCCTGGGAGGTGAGATACAAGTGATAACGGATCTACAAATGACATATGCCGCTTTTGATTTGTGGCTGAGCGCCGAAGGAGAGGATAACCGTGCAGAGCTGGAACGGGTCAAGCGGATTCTTCCGATGATTTTGGAGGAATGCTGTACCGTAAAGCAGATGGAGTACATCACCCTCTATTTCATCGAAAAGATGACGATGAAAGAAATCGCTTCTCTCTGTGGCGTCACCAAGTCTTCGGTATGCAGGGGTATCAACCGCGGACTTGACAGAGCATATCCGTATCTCAAATTCTGCTCTCCGCTGTTTATCAAAGCTCCGCAGAAAAAAGAACGTCTGAGAACGGGGAGGAGGTTGAGGAAATGACCAGAGAGGAAGCGGCAGAAATCCTGGACGGGCGCAATATCGTGGGCCGCGCCGCATACCTGGAGGCGCTGGAGGTAGCGGCGAATGCTCTGTGCGAAAGCGCCGCCCTCCGCGCTGACGCTCCGCCTCCCAACGGCCCGCTGACCATGGAGGAGCTGCGGGAGATGGCAGAAACACATGAGCCTGTTTGGTGTACCCATAAAAATGGATATGTGTTCATTGCAACGACAAAAACCGAACCCTATAACCAGGTCTGGTTTTTTAACCACAAAGGATTTTGGGATACGGTCCTATATTATCACACAAAATTCTACCGCCGCAGGCCGGAGGAGGGGACGGTATGACAGAGCATGTAGAAAGCCATTCCGAGCGTGAAATTGTAAACAGCTGTGTCTCTCTGATGCAGGAACTGGTTGGATATTTTGAGGACTATTTGGACTTCATGGGAATTATCCCTCAGAATGAAGAAGAGCGTTTTCAGGTGGAGCTTTCCTACTTCCACATTGTCAACAGGCTCCTGCTTTGGGAAACCAGCCATAGCGGAGGGACGTCCACAAGGGAGAAATGTGATGAGCTGGGATTTGACTCCAGCGATTGCGTTACATTTGAGGATGAGCGATACAAGCAGGAGGAAGAGACATGACAATCGATTGGCTGTACATTGGTTATGTTCTTGGCGTTGTGACGGCGGCTTGGATTTGTCCTGCGGCAGATAGCGCATTTAAGGCATGGAGGCGCAGAGGGAAATGAAGCCGATACTGCTCAAAACCGAAATGGTCCGCGCCATTCTGGATGGCCGCAAGACGGTGGCGCGGCAGGGGGTGAAGCCGCAGCTAGGAAATCGTCTTGTTCCAATGCCTGTTGAGTCATGTTGGCCCGGATATTTTGGGGAGTGTGGCACATCCCGCGTTATAGGTCCACCCTACCGCCCCGGCAACATCCTGTATGTGCGGGAGACGTGGCAGCAGGGGCTTGGCGGAACCTATCTCTACAAGGCCAGCGCTGGGCTTGACCTGTTTATGAACAAAGAAGGAAATCTTGTGTCCAACATTCCGTGGTGCCCCTCCATCCATATGCCCCGGGAGGCGGCGCGGATTTTCCTGCGGGTGACGGATGTGCGGGTGGAGCGGTTGCAGGGGATTGATGATGATGGAGTTGTTGCCGAGGGGCTGGAGATTGGCGCTCCCTTCGATGAGCTCTGGGATAGCACCATCAAGCCCGCAGACCGTGCCCTCTACGGCTGGGAGGCGAATCCCTGGGTGTGGGTTATAGAGTTCGAGCGGATCAGCAGGGAGGAGGCGCGGCGCGATGCCTGATCTCTACGCCAAAGCCCTCCCCGCCAGACCGAAGAAGAAGCGCCTCCCCCGCAAGTGCTCCACCTGCGCAGACCGGGAATGCAAGCAGAGAGGGCGGGTGTGCGACTGGAAGCACTGCGGGAAGTGGAAGGTGGAACCAAATGAAACCCGATAACCCATTCCGAAAAGGCACTCTGATCTGGTCAGTGATGGAAGGGGACTGGTCCGACCTGACGCCGAAGCAGATCGGCGAGGTCCTGGGCACCAGCGGGCGGTCCGTAACCGCGCAGATCACCAAGATCAGGCATCGGACCGGATACGACGTCCCGTACAGGAGGAACAGCCGGGGCAGGAGGCAAAAAAGCGACTGATTCAGAAAAGCGGTCGCACTTTGCTCTACCCGCCGCCGCCCCGCCGTGCTATACTGGAACCATTTCAAACAGGAGGGCGGTGAGATCATGGCCCGGCCCAGAAAATTCAAGACCCCGAAAGCCCTCTCCGACGCCTGGGAGGACTACAAAGCCTGGTGCGACAGCCGGACGGTGCTGACCCACGATTTCAGCGCCAAAAATTCGGAGTTTGTCAGCGCGGAGCTCAAGCGCAGCGTGACCTACACCATTGAGGGCTTCTGCGTGTGGGCGGGCATCTCCCGCACCGCTTTTTACGAGTATTATGCGTCTGACAGGCGCTATGTTGACATCGTCACGCGCATGAGGGAGGCCTGCGAGGTGGACGCCCGGCACAAGTTCGAGCTGGGGGTCATCGACCCGAAGCTGGCCTCCCTCTGGATGGGGCGGCACGGCTACGGCGTAAAGACCGAGGCCGTCTCCCCGGACCAGCGGGAGGACGACCCCATCACCCGGAGCCTGAAGGAGGCGGCCCATGTTCTCACCGAAACAGATCGCGGTCCTTAAGTGGCCCTACACCGGAAAGCGGGCCCTCATCTGCGACGGCGCGGTGCGCGCGGGCAAGACCAGCGTCATGAGCGTGAGCTTCCTCCTCTGGGCCATGGGGGCCTTTGACCGGCAGAGCTTCGCTCTCTGCGGCAAGACGGTGGGCAGCGCGGAGCGGAACATCATCCAGCCGCTTCTCGCCGTGGGCTACCTGCAAGAGCATTTTGCCCTGAGCTACTCCCGGTCGGAGCACGTGCTCACCGTCAACCGGGGCCAAAAGACGAACCGCTTCTACGTCTTTGGCGGCCGGGACGAGGGCTCCTACATGCTCATCCAGGGCATCACCTTGGCGGGGGTGCTCCTGGACGAGGTGGCCCTCATGCCCCGGTCCTTTGTGGAGCAGGCCCTGGCCCGGTGCAGCGTGTCTGGGGCAAAGCTCTGGTTCAACTGCAACCCGGACGTTCCGGAGCACTGGTTCCGGAAGGAGTGGCTCCTGAAGCTTCAGGAGAAGGACGCCACCCACCTCCACTTCCGCATGGAGGACAACCCCGGCCTCTCCCCGGAGACCCTGGAGATGTACCGGAACCTCTACACCGGGGTTTTCAAGCGCCGCTACATCGACGGCGAGTGGACCGCCGGGGACGGCCTTATCTACGATATGTTCGACCCGGAGGACAACACCTACGGCGATACGGACCGCCCCAAGGGCCTGGAGTACGTCTCCAGCCGGACCATCGCCTGTGATTACGGCACCGCCAACCCCTGCGTGTTTCTGGATATCTACGACGACGGGGAGACGGTCTGGGTGGACAATGAGTACCGCTGGGACAGCCGGAAGGAGCTCCGGCAGAAGACGGACGGGGAGTACGCGGACGCCTTTGAGGACTTCATGGGGCCGGACCCCCAGCACTTCTGCCCGGCGGTGGTGGACCCGTCGGCGGCGAGCTTCATCGCGGAGCTCCAGCGCCGGGGGGTCTACACCCTCCAGGGGGACAACGACGTCCCGGACGGCATCCGGCGGGTGAGCTCCCTGCTGGGACGGCGGGTCATTCGCATCCACCGGGAGCGGTGCGGGGGGCTCCTGGGGGAGCTGGGCAGCTACGTCTGGGACAGCAAGGCGGCGGCGCTGGGGGTGGAGCGCCCGGTGAAGGCTCTGGACCACGGCCCCGACGCCCTGCGGTACTACGTCAACACAATCCTGCCAAAATGGCGGTACGGAGAGGAAGGTGTCCCTTGAGCAGCCAAACACAGAACCAAGGGCCGGAACTGGCCCCCATCCAGACCACGGACGCCTTTTCCAACCCCCTGTTCCGGCTGGGCTGGGGCTCCCAGTCTCCGCTGGAGGCCACGGACTACCCCCTGACCCGCATGACGGACAATTATGCTCTGCTCAATTCGCTGTACCGCTCCAACTGGGTGGTCCAAAACGTGGTGGGCATTATCCCCGATGATATGACCAGGCGTTGGTTCACCCTGGGGGGTGTAGGGCCGGAGCACTGGAAGGCCCTGGAGCAGGTCCAGCGGCGCACCGCCCTGCGGGAGCGAATCAACGAGGGCCTGCGCTGGGGGAGATTATACGGCGGCGCGGCGGGCATCCTGCTCATTCGGGGCCAGGAGGGAATGCTGGACCGGCCCCTGGAGCTGGAGAGCGTCCTTCCGGGGACCTTTGGGGGCCTGTACATCCTGGACCGCTGGTGCGGCATCACACCGGAAATGGGGTTGGTCAGCGATAGCAGCGACCCGGATTTCGGCCTGCCGGAGTTTTACCAAATCAACAGCCCGGAGGGGCGTATTGCGGCTCGGGTCCATCACTCCCGAGTGGTCCGCTTCACCGGGCGGGAGCTGCCCTATCTGGAGCGGCTGGCCGGGCTGTACTGGGGGGAGAGCGAGGTGGAGGCCCTGTACCAGGACGTGGTCAAGCACGACAATGTCTCCGCCAATATGGCGGCCCTGACCTTCCGGGCCAATATCGACACCATGGAGGTCGAGAGCCTGGACCAGCTTTTTTCCGTGTCCTCCGGGGCGCAGCAGCGCCGCTTCTGGAACACCATGCAGGCCCAGAGCGTGCTCCGCTCCAACTTCGGGATGCAGCTGGTGAACAAGGGCGACCAGATCAGCAACACCCAGTACACCTTCACCGGCCTCCAGGAGGTCTATGACAGTATGTGCCACGACCTCTCCGGCGCGTCCCGGATCCCCGTGACCAAGCTCTTCGGGCGCTCCCCCGCCGGGATGAACGCCACCGGCGAGAGCGATCTGCGCAACTACTACGACTATGTTGACACCCTTCGGGAGAACGTCCTGAGACCCATCCTGGAGCGGATCCTGCCGGTGCTGTGTATGTCCGTCTGGGGGGCGGTGCCGGAGGACCTGGATATCATCTTCCCGCCCCTCTGGATGCCCACCCCCAGGGAGCTGGCGGAGATTGCGGAGAAAAAGGCCCTGGCCGTCCGGGACGTTTTCCAGGCGGGGCTGCTGGCTGCGGACACCGCCCAGAGGGAGCTCAAGAAGCTCTCCGACGAAACCGGCCTGTTCGGCAGCATCTCCGACGAGGAGATTGCCGCCAATGCCGGAAAGACGTACCAGGACCTGACAGCCCTGCGTGACCCGCTGGCGGGGCTGGAATACGGGGACCTGGCGCAGTCCGGCGATATCCTGACAGCAGACTACAATCCCCACCACGACCCGTCAAACGGACGCTTTACCAGCGGCGGCGGAAGTGGTACAATGGGAAAAACCAAGTACGCGCCGTCGCCGCAGCGGAGCCATTCCGGGATTCAGCTTAAGCCGAAAACCTATACCCGATTATGCGGGATATTGGGGACAAGATTCCCGGGGACAAAGGCTGGAGAGATCAGAAGAATACAGGATTCCAAGCGTGAATATCTGGTCAAAGCAGACGGATATGGCGGGTTTGAAACAATTAAAATCCAGAAACTGAAGTGAGGAGCCTCGCTATGGAAGAAAAGCTCAGAGCATTTTTAATGCCATACATTGGTCAAGGAGTGCTCAAGAAAGACAAGGTCCTGGAAGAAGATGTAGATAGTCTGGTGCGCTTTGCAGTAAACGATCATGTCGAACAGGAGATCATCGACTACGGCACTGCGCATCCAGAGGTGCCTTTCTGGGACCTGTTCAAGTTGATTCCGCTGCCCACACCGGAGGAATTAGAGACAATGCAGAGGGAGATAGACAACGAACCTGATGACGAGGACTAGCCCATGCCCGCGCTGAACCGTGCCGCAGAAAGCCGGGAGCTTGCGCGGCTGATCCAGGCGTTCCTCCGAGCGGAGACAGATATTGTCAATGAGATCGCCCGCCTGCGCCAACGGGGCCTGGCGGACTACCACGCGGAAGCGGCCCTGGAGCGGGTCCAGGCCATTCTCCGCAAACTGGAGGACGAATCCTGGACCTACGTCCCCCGGATGATTGAGCGGGAGTTCTACGTCCAGCACCCGGAGGCCCGGAAGCCCCTGGACATCCCGGAGACGGCGGCAAAGCACGCTTCCGGCTACGCCAACGCTGCCGCCCTCACCGGCGAGCAGACGGACATTGTCCAGCGGCTGACAATGAACCTCATGGGCGAGATTGACGCCGCTGCGGCCACCGTGACGGCCACGCTGCAAAGCGCCCTGATAGGCCGCGTCGAGCCGGATATCTTCCGTCGTGTGGGCCTGGAGCAGGTCCTGGCCATGGAGGCCACGGGCCGGGGCGCTTACAAGGAGCTCCCGAAGTTCGTGGAAGCCCTTCGGCGGGAGGGCGTCACCGCCTTTATCGACAGGGCGGGGCGGCACTGGAGCCTGTACACCTACGGCAGTATGGTCTTGCGCACCACCACCCGGCAGGCGGAGGTCCTGTCGGTGCTCACCCGGGACCCGGAGCATGACCTCTACAAAATCAGCAGCCACAACACCACCTGCAAAAAATGCGCCCCTCTGGAGGGCCGGGTCTACTCCAGAAGCGGCACGGACCCGGACTTCCCGCCCCTGGCGGCGGCCTTCGGGAAGGTGGACCCGGCGGGGCCCGACACGCTGGCCAACTCCTGGCTGAACATCCACCCGAACTGCCTGCACGTCCTCATCGCCTGGACCCCTGCGGGGCGGAGCGAGGAGGAGCTGCGGAAAATCAAGGCGTTCTCCAGCTTCACCACCAACCCGCCCGACCGGGACCCCCGGACGGAGAAGCAGATCGAGGCCTACCGGCTGAAGGAGCGGGGCCGGGCCAAGTGGCTGGTGGATTACCGCCAGTTCGAGCGGTACCGCCTGACCATCCCAGACGCCACCCCCAAGACCTTCGCCGCGTTCCAGCGGCACAAGCAGGCGGATGATGAGAAGTACAAGGCGTGGGAAAAGGCATATCGGGAAGCAAAACAGCTTGAAAAATACAGCCAAGTGCGGTATCATGAAGATGGAACGATTGTTGTAACGGATGATTGGACAAAGAAAAACCGCCCGAAGCTCAGCAAGAAATATAAGCCCAACGCTGTTGTAGATACCATGTCCCGGGATGGGAAGCAGCATGACCGCACGATATATGATGCCTCAGGGATTATGCAAACGCAGATACACGGCGGCGACCACGGGCATCCCAAGCAGCACCCATTTGGCAAACATGGTGAGCATATTCATGATTATACATGGACTGACCAGGCTAAGCCCGAGCGCCCGGGGCGGGAAGCGACCGCCGAGGAGCGGATATGGCATAAAGATATTTTAGGAGGGGATACAGGTGACGGCTGATAGGTTCAAGGAAATCATGTTGTGCAACGAGCCTGATTTTGGATATCGAGGGGAGAAATATTCTGTTTGCAATCCAAACGGGAAATACTATGTCACCGCCTCCGACAGTCCGGGCGATTTGGATTTGGAGTTTGAGACGCTGGACGAAATGCTTGACCATTGGATGATCCAGGGGAAAACGCTGCGGGAAATCCTGCCTGATATTGATTTGGAGTAATCTCCCATGACAGAAAAAGTAATTCATGCCATTGAAACGCTCCTGGAGCGGGGAGAGCGGGTGGAGCTGTGGAAGGGCGCGGGCGGGGAGATCAAGGTCATCCGCGTCCGCCGGGAGACGGTTCCGGTTGGAGGTGCATCCAGTGGCAAAAAATGATTATTCTGCGGACCGGAGAGCCGCCGGTTTCCTGAAATCAGTCAAGGAAATCGTGCCGGGCTTTTCATAACGAACCCTGCCCGAAACGGTGGGCGGGAAGGACCGAACGGGGTCGGCTGCCGAGAGATGCTCGGCGGCTGGCCCCGCTTTGTTTTAGGAGGCGAATCATCCGTGATTTTTTACTACGGTACGCAGCTCAGCCCCCACATGGACAAGACCCCGGAGGGCTATCTCATCTGCCGGGACGTGCCCATCGCCCGGACGGGGACGCAGGAATATCTGGCCCGGGAGCTCCAGCTGGACGGCGAC